GAAAACTTACATTTTGCGCGGCTGATATTGAGTATACCGTCGAACTCGCCGAGCAGGAGGCCGAGGAGCGGATGCGGCAGAAAGCAATTAAGGTGTTTGAAGATGTATTGTATATGCCAACCAAACAACTCGCGGAAGAGTGCGGAGTTAGCATAGATCGCGTTTGTGAGGACACTGGAATCGACTACTGCCGACAGTTATTCATCCAAAAACTGAACGAGGAATGAAATTCACAACCCCGTGCTTTGTATACGTCAAGGACGCGAAAAAGCGGGAAGAACTGATTGAGTGGTTAGCCCAAATAGGATATAGACTGACATACCTTACTCTCAATGACAATCTCGACTGTATTGTAACGGGTGCTGACGCTGCCCGCTCTACCAACATGGAGCGATTTGATTTCTGGATAACCTCGGTTCCTTACGTCGGTAGAATCGACTGCGGTAATAATATCGAACTTTTCAAAGCGCTGGCGGCGCGGAACGACGAGAACGACCGGAAGCAATGGTTCATCAACGATAACTATGCGGATGCCGGATGCGTGATGTGGCATCTATGTGACGAGGAGAAATTCAAGCACTACTACATTGAATGGGAAGATGGAGAAACCGATATTCGCAGTCAATTCCGCAAGGCCACGGCCGCAGAGATTGTCGAACATTTCAAAAACAAGTGAAAATGACACCAAAGGAGTTTTATGAATGGGCCGTAGAACATGGGGCCGAGGATTACGACATAAAAGTCGATTGGATGAATGAATACGGGTTTGGGTTCGATATGCCGGAAGAAAATCAGCTATCCATTGACCAATCATCAGAACGAATAACGATAGATGTATGAAAAAAATAAACTTTAACGACCGCTACGGGTTAACGCAGGCGGTTCTCGAGGGTCGAAAGACCATGACCCGACGTAATGAGTTTCACGATTCAGAACAAAGAATTCTGAATATAGAGGGTGTGTCGCGTGTGTTAGATAACATCGGGATAACCGCGATGCACCACGGTCAAATTCAGATGATGATTCCTTTTCGCTATAAGGTCGGTGAGATCGTGGCCGTAGCGCAGAGATACCAAGATATTTTCGATTACTCCAACTGTGTCAATCCGTATGCTTGGGAAGATGATGATGAACCATCTGGTTGGACGAATAAGATGTTCACCAAAGCCGAACTGATGCCCCACCGCATCCGCATCACCGGGGTCCGCTGTGAGCGGTTGCAGGATATTTCGGACGAGGATTGCTTGAAAGAGGGAATAAACGCCAGTAACTCGCATGAAATAGGATATGGCATACCTTGGGTATATGAGTTTGCGGGTAGTAAAATGGTTTATTATACTCCCCGCGCCGCCTTCGCATCGCTGATCGACAAGGTTTCCGGAAAAGGAACTTGGCAAAAGAATCCGTGGGTATGGGTCTATGAATTTGAACTTGTAAAATAACGAACGATGAAAACAATTGAAGAAAGAGCAGCAGAAATTTTCGCCGACCGTTTTTGCACACGATGTCCGAAGATACTTTACACGACCTGCGATAGAAAACTTCCCGGATCTTGCCGAATACCCGAAGTTAGGTGTATGCACGAAGTGATTAAGAATACAATAGTTTCCGAGCGCGAAGAGCTGACCCGCTGGCACGACCCGAAGGAGGAACTGCCGGAAGAACATACAGATGTCGAAATCAAGACGGATAAAGGAAAAGTGTCGGTTTGCAATATGGAGTTGGGTGAACGAGGCCGGAGGTTTTGGTCTATGAGCCGAACTGACACATATATTATGGATGCAAACATCATCGGCTGGCGGGAGATTCACGAATAGAGCTATGGATATTCTAACCCCACATGACGGCATCACGAACGAGAAGATTTGCAAGGCGCAGATCGAAGCCGTCGAGAAGAAACAGAACGAATACAAACTGATCGGTCGGCTGATGAAGGTCCCCGGCCATACCCTATACAAGTTCAATACGGCCACACGGGAGGCTTCTAAAGTGGAAATGCGAACCGAGATAACACGCCAATATGATCCGGACACGGATACGGTTATCCGTCATGTCAAATCGGATGTAAAGGTCGAAAAGGACTGCTACTATGAACAGGCGTTGAACATGAGGAACTTTATCAAACGTCTGCGTCGACGGGGAATCATCGGGGTGGACGAGAATGTGAAAATTGTAAAATGAGATGGTTATGGTGTCAATAACTTGGTACAATGCCGTGGCGATAGTGGTGTACATCCTTCTATTGCTTTGGGTAAAAAATATCTCCGATCAGCCGAGACGTGATTATGACATTGGAGGTTTGCTTTCATTGATCGCATGGGCAAATGTAACGCTGGTGTTCACCCTTTTGTGGGGTGGCTTATTTTGGTGGTAAATTAATAAAACTGAATAAGCTATGAAGACTTTCGATTTAGAGGCCGCCAAGCGAGGAGCGGCGGTGTGTACGCAGTATGGAGACCCCGCTCGCATCATAGGGATAGATATGTCTGATCCTATTCCTATTTCTGCGGATGTGGAAATCACCACAAGAGAATCGTATTATGCAGATGGTACGTCTTGTGAAGATCATTTTGATCTTATGATGCGCGACGACGACTATCTGGAGAAGCTGGAGAGGGGAGAGTATGGGAACCATATTGCGGATGCTAGCAAAATGGTTGAGACGAATAAGTTTGAAAAACATCCTCGGCTTGCTGAGTACATTCGAACAATGGCGACAACCGGCCAGCTTCCGTCTGATTGGTCGGGATTTATTGCTGCTTTAAATGAAGGACTTGCTACTACATCTGACCGCGAGTACTGGCGCCGGGCGTATGCCGGGCAGATAGCTGGAGGATTAGCGTCTCACAATGGTCTTAACATTATCGGGTCAGAGATCATAATAGCCAAAGCTTCATGCAATATTGCCGACGCCTTGATCGCAGAATTGCAGAAAATGGAATCAGATTGTTCAAAAGGTTCTCGCTTCTCTGGGAGTGAAACTGACTCTAATCCCTAAAACCTGTTCAAAAGGTAATAAAAAAGAGGCAATCCCGAAAGATCACCCCTGAGCACGAGGGTAAAGATAGTCAATTTTAATCGGGATTGCAAATGGATGAAAATAAATTAATCGCGGACATCGCTTCGGCGGCAGCGCGCATCTTTCGGGTATCTCCTGAGGATATTATAGGTCACGGCAAGTCCCGGGTGTTAACAGACGCCCGGTATCTTGCTATGTATATAGCTCGTGAGCGCGGGGAGTACACTTTCCGGATCGCTGAGTTCTTCGGCGTGAGTAATCAGACGGTATGTTACGGAATCAACAGAATGTCGGAGCATCTCAAATTATACCGTTCGCTGAGGGATAAGCATGATTGGATTTGTCAACTTTTTGAAAATTATTTGTGAACTTTTTTCGTCTATTCCAAATTTGATAAACCGCGCGTAACTTTCGGAAATAATGGCAAAACGATCAAATAAAAACGCAGTTAATGACGCAGAAAGGGTTTCCCTAAAAGTGGGACGCCCTATTGCGTATACGCCGGATACGCTTTACGCTAAGTTTGAAGCGTACAAGGAATGGGTAAAAGAAAACCCGCGTAACTCTTACAAGATGTCTCGGGACGGCATGGCGGAGATGGAAACCGACCGCCCCTTGACCTTGGTTGGGTTTTGTCGGTATGCAGGGATCATTACAGACACATTCCGAGGTTACGAACGCCGGGATGAATTTTTCCGCCTCCAATGCGCGCGCGTGCGCGAAGCTATCGAAGCGGATCAATTGGAAGGTGCTATGGTTGGCCAATACGCCCAGTCCATCGTTGCCCGGGTATTGAAACTCGCCGACCGGACGGAAGTGGTCAATAAGTCCGAAGTGGACCGTATTTCAGAAATGACGGACGAGGAGTTGCAGGCAGAGATTAATGAGTTAAGCGCAATATGAGACCGCTGGAATTGAAATGCCTGCTTCTTCGCGAACAGAAGCGTCGCGCGTCCCGGAGGGATTTGCCTGGCTTTGCTCGATGGGTAATGCCTTCAATCCAAATGACGCCATTCCATCGTGCGTATTACGAAGTGCTGGACGCTTTCGCTAAAGGGCGTATCCGGAAACTAATGGTCTCCATTCCTCCACAGCATGGAAAGTCCCTGGGGTCGACACAACTTCTTCCTGCCTATATGCTGGGCTTGAATCCGGATATGCACATTGCTATCGCGTCCTATTCCGCGGCTCTTGCTTCCAAGTTCAACAAGCGGGTGCAGCGCATTATCACGGATGGGAGATATACAGAGTTGTTTCCAAACACCACATTGAAAAGCAACTCGGCTTCTCCCAAAGCTGAAGGGTATGCTCAGACCTTTGACCTGTTTGAGATCGTAGACCGTGAGGGCTTCCAACTAGCCGCAGGGCGTGAAGGATCATTGACGGGCAACGAGGTGGATTGTTTTATTCTCGATGACCTGTATAAAGACGCGATGGAAGCCAATTCCCCGACGGTTCGCGAAAACTGCTGGGAGTGGTACACCTCGGTAGTCAAAACCCGATTACATAACGGCAGCCAGGAATTAATGGTGTTCACCCGTTGGCATGAAGACGATTTGATGGGGAAACTCATGGCCTGTGAACCGGTCGAAGAGTTGACCGAGTGGGCGCAGATCGACACCTTATCCTCGGATCGGTGGCTTCACCTTAATCTGGAAGCTATCAAGGAGGGTGATATTACCGAGATCGACCCGCGGCCAATAGGTGCTGCGCTGTGGCCCGAAAGACACGGCATTCAACTCTTGGAAGCCAAACGCCGGATTGATCGACTTCAATTCGACTGCATGTATCAGGGCCGCCCCGCAAGCAAAGAAGGATTGCTTTATGGGGAGAATTTTCGGACTTATAAAGATTTACCCCAGGAGATTATCCGAAAGAGTAATTATACCGACACGGCGGACATGGGTGACGATAATCTGTGCTCGATCTGTTATTGTGTGGATAAACCGGGAAATATCTACATTACCGATATTCTCTATACGCAGGAGCCGATGGAGGTCACCGAACCTGCCACGGCTGCGATGCTCAAACGAAACGCCACGCTTAAAGCCCGGATCGAGAGCAACAACGGCGGTCGCGGGTTTGCCCGGGCGGTGCAGGCTTTGATACCCAGCGCGCACATCGAGTGGTTCCACCAGGGAGCCAATAAGGAAGCCCGCATCCTGACTAATGCGCAGTCGGTAGTTGCGCGCATCCGCTTCCCCGCTGACTGGGCTTTACGCTGGGAGCGGTTTTATAACCATATCACCACTTATAAACGCCTTTTCCGGGCTAATCGGTGGCACGACGCGCCGGATGTATTGACGGGAATTATCGAAACGGAAACAGTCCCTAAACCCAAAGGAATACGACACATTGGATATTGATATGACGGGAGAACTTATTAAGCAGATGGAGTGCGTGCTGCGCTCGCTGCACAGCGATTACCATTTTGAATACGACGAGGCCAGCGCGATGAACGTAAAGGCCGATGCCGTGAAGAACAACGCAGGGTTGATCTTCATTGAGGAGATACGCCGGGGACGTTACCGGATTCCGCAAACCCGCACGCAGGGATTCTTCAGGCAGAAGGAAACCCAGTTGTCGATCTACTTCTGCCGCTTCTCGAAAGAATTGGAACCCTTTGCAGGTCTCGGAACTACTCTGATGTCAATAGACGCGCAGCATACGCTTACGCAGACGCGCCAGGCTATCCGCGACCGGATCGAATCGGAGGTGGTCGTGCCTTTTATGAACGCGATGGAAAAGGCGATGATGAACTCCATGAGAGGGTTCTCCGTCGGGGACTACAATTATACCTACCCCTACCGTTCGCGCTTCGATTCGAACGAAGTAGCGGTAGTTTTGAGTTTCATCCTTTTACAGCAATCGACATGCGTGGGAACGTTGAAATAGCCCAGGTTGACATCAAGGGCGGTAAGCTGACCTATGGGCAGCGTATCGAATTGGGGCAAATCCTTTTCGATCCGGAAAAGAGCATGTCTCGGAAGTTTGTTGAAGCGATGGAATGTCTCTATCCTGGTCGGAAGTGGGATTTTACCCAAAAGTGGGTCGGGTGCTTCAATGAGGTTGTCGAGGGTATCGAATATTGGATGAAGAAAGAGGGTACGATGCTCAACTATCAACCCTCCGGGGACGAGATCGCCGCCGGGTTCAACGATCTGGGAAAGAAGCTCGGACCGATGATGACGGTAATGACTTTGGCCGAGAAATTCAGCCGTGATCCGGATGAGATTTTGAAGTGGGAATACGGCAAGGTCTTCGGTTTGCTTTTCGCTGATCTAGAAAACTTCAAATTTCAGAAACGCTATCGGGTCATCATTGAAAACAAGGAGCGGCAGCGACGCTTGGCGAGAAAATGACGCAGGAGGATATTATACGTGAAGAATTAGACCGGCTCAGGGAAGAGGTGGTCGACGCATCGCGCAAAGCGGGCCAGGAGGCCAGCGGCAAAACTTACGCTGAAATTGCGGTTGAGAGCGTAACTTCCAGCGGGGGTATGCTATCCGGCCCGGGTTATATCGAAGTGCTGGTTCGCGGCCGTCGCCCGGGAAAGGTTCCTTATAATTTTCCTCGCATCATCAAGGAGTGGGCAGGGTATAAAGGTATATCGTTTTCCTCCGAAGAAGAGTTCGACCGCTGGGCGAACGCCGTAGCGTGGAAGATCAGAAGGGAAGGAACGTCCCTTTGGCAGGACGCGGGGAGTATGGGATTGGAACAGGACATTTTCTACACGCCGATTCAGAATTTTCTGGCTCGTATAGCCGACCGCCTGTCTGCCTTTTATCAAACTGAAATAATCAAACAAATCGACAATCTATGGCAATAGTATTTTTGAAAAATCCGCCCTCCTGCGCAGCAGCGTTCAATCCGATTTACGTAGTCGTGCAAACCCCCAAGGCGCGATATGCCCAGTTGGTAAAAGATTTGGCGGCAGCTACCACCGACGAGGAGCGTGCCAAGATTCAGTCCGAAATGAATCAATTGGAACCGGACAAAAATCAGAGCACGTTGGACCCTTTGAATATTCTTGTCGTTATCGGAAATAACGAATTCAACAAGACCGTGACCATTGAACGCGAACCCGATCCGGAAGGCAAGGCCGAGATAGACCTTTCATACATCATGCGCAACGCTTTTGTAAACAGTCAGCGGATGTTGCAGAATTATGCTGAAGCTGATTACAACCTGAAAGCAAGATATGCGTTTGAATTCGAAGATGGATTGGGGTTTACCGGGGATGTGATCAACGCTGTACGGCAGTTGGGCTACGACGACGGGGAAGGTATTTCGGGTTTTGAACTCCTCACGGGTACTTCCCTGATCCGTTATCCGGATTATCCTCTCGCTGTGTCTTTCCTCCAAGTTCCGTGGTTGGATTACGCGTATCGGCTGTGGAGGCCCGGATTGACGGAGACGGGGGCTATGACCGGGACGATCACGAATATCTATATCGCCGGGGGATTCAATGATTTCAACCATCTGGACATCATCGAGCGAACCACGGGGAAATTGATCGCCCAGTACGAGATCGAAACCGGCTGTGTTCCCGATTCACCCTTCTTTGTCCGGTGGATCAACGCCCGCGGCGGTTGGGACTACTACATGTTCCGGCGCAATGAAGATACGTTGGAAGTGGGGGATATTTCCAACATCCAGCACGTAGCCACCAATCCGAACGACGCCCAGCAGACCGTCGCGGCATCAGTAGCCAATACTGTTACCGTCGGCGAAGGACTGCTGGTAAAAAAGGATTATCTGACGCTCTCGGCATTGGCCCGTGCACCGCGTATCGAGTGGTATAACGAAGACTTGAAAGCCTGGCAGGTGATCGTGCTCTCCGATGACTTTTCCGCGACCTGGAATGCCCGCAACGCTTTCGGTAGCGTGGAATTTACCTTTTTGTTACCTCGCATTTTAACACAGTTCTGACGATGAATTACCGACTTTTATACGACACGGGAACCGGGTACAAGGACCTCGATCTGGGCGACGAGAAGCCTGCGATGAATTACCAGATCAACAACCTGAACGAACTAAAGGACCGTCAGGCGGCTTTTTCCCAGGCTATCAAACTCCCCAAGACCCCGAATAACCTTCGGTCACTGGGGTTCATCGATGACTTCGATGTGGTGGCCGATGCCGCATACATCCCCCGCAAATGCCGCCTTTTGTGTAATGGTGCACTCCTTACGCCTTTTGGGTCGATGCTTTATGTCGACGGGGTAGACGAACGGCAGGAAGGCTATATCACCTGCCAGATCGTTTCAGGGACCAAAGACCTGTTCTCTGCAATGGCGGATGTCTCCAATGAAGATATGGGTGACGCCGATTTGTGGGGCGGGGTGTGGACTTCGGGCCAGATGGAATCCGACAATGAAAACACGAACGACAGAAGGCGATGGCCGTTGGTCTTTACGCAGGAGGGAGTGTCGACGTATATTCCCCCGGTAGCTCCTTTCCAATCCGAGCAGATTCAGATTTACCACATGGTCCCGTGCTACCATTACAATACGCTGGTAAAGGAACTTCTCGGCAAATATGGTTACAATCTTGAATCCAACCTGCTCGACGATCCCTATGTCGACAGGCTGTATATTTCGGCGTCGAAGATTAAGAATAAGGCGATGCCAGCTGTACGATATGAACAGAAAGGCGTGGCTGTGCCGAATAAGTACATCACAGGTTCTTCCTCTCCTTTCCCTGCTTCGAGTATTATCCCGAAGATAATTCAAGAAGAGTTGATCGGCGGAAATGTAGAGGTGAAAAACGAATACAACCCCGGGTTCCCGTTGTCTCAGATGCGCTATTACGCCGTGCAGCCCGGAAACTATAAAGTCGATATTTCTATTGTCAATACAGGAAGCTATGGGACAGATAATGAACGACGGATAGACATCGCGATCGCATCTTATTCGAATGGCGCCGAGCATGTGCTACGTGCGTATAGCAATAGGCAAATATCCGCAGGAGCAACTTATGCGGAAACCGTCGAGGATATATACCTAAATGTCGGTGATTATATTGCGGTAGCTGTTAATATATGGGCGACCAGAACGACGACATTGAAGCCTACATATTTAAATTTCAATACGTCTATCGAGCTGTCGGACGCCAGCGAAGAACCCGGCGTGGGCGCTCAGTTCGATTATATGCAGTCCACGGGTTTTAAAAGCTACAAAGAGGTGATCCAATCCTATATGCAGTTGTTCGGGGCTATGGTCGATGTAAAGCAGACACAGGAAACCGGGGAAGAGGAGAACCGCCGCATTGGCACGATCCGAATCTACACCTTCGATGAACTCTACCGCCGAAGGGACGCGGGGCAGTTCGTCGATTGGAGTGACAAACTGGTTCTGGACAGCGAACGGACCGCCGGGTTTTCCATTGCCAACTACGCCCAACAGAATTTAATCGAACTGACGGCCAATTCGGACGATGGGACACAGGATTCCGGAAAGTTTTCAGTCAACAATAAAACCCTTGAAGGAGAAAAGACGCTTTTTACGATTCCCGTGGAGGCCGGACGGGACATCGCCTATTCGGCGGACGGGGTTCGACGAACCGTCGCTGTGATCCCGACCCTTGAACGGGACGCAGAGACCAGGGACAACGGCACGAAGGAGGTGACGCTGACCTATAAGGGCTGTGTGCCCCATATGGTTCGGATGACCTACGAAAACGTCGCGGTTTCCAATGCTTCGGGATTTCGGGTCGTCAATCCCGGGGATGCGGGATCACGGATGCTTCCGGTGGCCGTTACGGTTCCTATGCAGACTTTGGTAAATAGCTATTACGCCCGCATCAAGGGAATGCTTCACAACGCCAAGACGCTTTCGGCCTATTTCAATCTCAACGCATTGGACATCGACCAGTTGGATTTATTTACGCCGATATGGATCAAACGTTACGGGGCTTATTTCTACATCAGCAAGATAAATAATTTCATTGCCGGGCAGGTAACGAAGGTGGATTTGATAAAGATGTAACGAAAAACCCGCTCGAAAGAGCGGGTTATAGGTTGTAAAGTTATTTCTGTTTCAGGTCGGGCCACCGCTTTTCACGACGGCGACGAGCGGACTTGCGGGCCAGATAATCAAGCCCCACAATAACTATCGCTAAAATAGCTCCGTATATAAGTCCGATTCCCATAAACAAACTGATTTACTGTACTGCAAATATAATGAAAAAATAGCACAAACGATGGAAACAGATCAAAGAACAGTCATTGTCGACGCGAAAATAATCGACAATTTCGTCGAATCTTCGAAAAATGTTGCTTATTGGCGACAGCAAATGAAAGAGGCTCAATCCCAGGGCCGAGAATATAAAGGCGATATAAACGAAATTGCGCGGGAGCTGGCGAAGGCGAACAATCAGTATCGGGAATCAAAAAAGGTGATCGAATCCAGTACGCGGGCCGAAGACCTGCTGAATAAGACCTCCGACAATACAATAAAAACGCTTGGTGAGATGCAGCGCGAACTGACGGCATTGCGTAGCGTCCCCTTGAATATTTTGCCGGAAGATAAAGCCGCTGAAGTTAAACAGCGCATGGCGGATTTGATGGCAACTATTGATGATGTAAAAGCGGAAATAAAAGGATTGGACACTGGGGCCGTATGGCAAAATGCAGCATCGGGGTTACAGTTTGTTACTTCCAGCGCCCAGGTGTTGGGACAGTCGCTTAATGCGTTGGGTGTGGATAGTGAATGGTCGGAGAAACTTCAAAGTAGCACCCTTGAGCTTATCGGTGCGACGCAGGCGCTCGGAACAGTAGTTGAATACCTGGAGAAGAAAAAGTACCGGTCTTTGGTTATCAACTTGAAGACTATCCAGTCGAATGTTGCCGAGGCCATATCGCTTAAAACCCTTGCCCTCCGCTCAAAAGGGGCCGCTGTTGCGGAAAATCTGCTGACGGCTGCAAAAACCAAAGGCGTCATTGCCTCAAAGGCTGCTGCTGCTGGAGCGTGGCTTATCAATGCGGCGTTGGCTGTAAACCCGGTTGTCTGGATTGCGGCCGCTGTCGTAGCCCTCACTGCGGGTATTTGGGGCCTGACCAAAGCGTTTAGCGGTGCCGCCGATGCGATAAGGATTGCTGAAGCCGCCACCAAGCAATATGAAAAACAGACCGCGATCACGGAAAAGGCTATTGGGGATATAAATCGCAAACGGGAGCAGGCTGTGCATGATGCCAGCATAGCCGGGCGGAAGGAGATAGAAGAACTGAAGAAAAACGGTGCTTCCAAAGAACGTATTGTACGAGCCGAGTATGAAATGAATACCAAGGTTCGGGATGCGGAGTATAAATCCCTAATGCGCAACCGGGGCGAATACTGGAACCAGATACAAGATGCAGAGGCATATATTGCGGTTCTTGAGAAGCAACAGCGAAAATTCAATGTTGGGTCTAAAAACTGGGGCAAGTTGAAAGAACAGATTGACCAGGCAAAAGAATCGCTTGGGAAGTATAATGATCTGTATGCTACAATCGGTCGAGACATTCAGACAAATCTGCAAGATCAGGCAGATGCGGAGATTGAATATCGGAAGCAGGTTGCGGACTCCACTTACGACCGGTTATTGAAGTCGCTCGATCAGCAGAAGTCCTTCAACGAATCCCGTATCAAGGCGGAGGCGGGGTATCAATCCGAGGATTTTGCCGCGCGTCAGCAGTACGCGAAGTGTTTGCAGGACCTAGCTAATCAAACTGAATTGGAGCGGCTAACATTGTCGCGCAAGTATGGCAAGATCACGCAAGCGGAATACATGGCGCAGCTTTCCGTGCTGAATAACGCGACGCAGGAGTTCGCCAACACCCAGGCGAAGGAGGCCAATGCTTATTACGCGGCGCAGCGGGAAGGTATTCTGTCAATGTTCGATCAGACGGCACAGGAGCAGATCGATGCCGTGAATGAAAAATACGAAAAGGCCCTTGAACAACTCAACAAACAGGGGATGCAGGCTCCGGACGCTTCGGCCTATGCAGGCGGAGCGAATAACGTTGATTATCAGAAGGCACAGGCCCAATACGAAGACTTCCTATTCCGTCGTGCCGAACTAGAATACCGCCTGGAGCAGCAGAAGCAGGAGGAGATCGCCGACATCGAGGAAAACAGCTTGCGCAGACGCGCGGAGAAGATTGAGAAGGCAATTGCTCGGGAGTATGACGGGGATTTGCGGAAATACCAGGCAAACGAGCGAAAGAAAACTGAAATCACCATCGAACAGCTTGAAGCCCAGAAGAGGGCTAAAGAGAAAGAGGGATTGGACACCTACGACGAAGACGCCGCCCTGCTGGAATCCCGCCGTCAACTGAATCAGATGGACTTCAATGCGGATTTGCTTGCCGCCGGAGAGAATGCGCGTGCCAAATACGAAGTCCGCAAAGCGTATTTGGACAAGGAGATGGTTTTGGCCGCCGGGAATGTAGACCGGCAGATGGAGCTAAACGCTGAAATGCTGGCCAACGAACGGGAGTATATGCAGGCGCGTATCGAAGCAGCTCAGAAATGGGCCGATGCCTCGATGCAGATGATGTCGGGGGTCAACGACCTGTTCAACGCCCTCGATGAAGCCAAACTCCAGAAAGCGCAGGAGGACTACGACAAGCAGTCCGAGATGCTCAAGGAGCAATTGGATAATGGCTATATCACTCAGGAAGAATACGACAAGAAGCAGCAGGACCTAGACAAGAACCTGGAGAAGGAGCAGAAGAAAATCGCCCGCCAACAGGCTATTCGCGAGAAGGCGATGTCAATGTTCCAGATAGCTGTCGATACGGCTACCGGTATTATGAAGGCCGTTGCGGCTTCTCCACTGACGGGCGGATTGCCGTGGTCCGCGATTGTCGGCGCTATGGGAGCCGTGCAGCTTGCGGCCGTTGCGGCGCAGCCGCTTCCCAAGGCGGCCCGCGGGCGGAAGATCAAAGGTAAGACGCACGCCCAGGGCGGGGAACTGGTCGTCGCCGAGGATGGCGAGATCATCATGAACAAACGGTCGGTGTCGATGTTCGAGCCGCTATTATCTGAAATAAGCGTGGCCGGCGGGGGCGTTCCGTTCACCAGTCATATTCCCGACGGAGGATATACCGCCCGCTGGGCCACATCCAATACTTTGTCGAGGGACGACATAAGGTCGGCGATGGCTGATGCGGTGAAAGATGTAAAAGTATATACCGCCATTACGGACATTCGGCGCGAAGACGGTAATTATGCCACCGTTGAATCACGGGGTACGATATAAGTATTGTTTTGACCGTAAAGAGGGGCTTTTGGCCCCTCTTTTTGTTTTCTGTTTGTTAATTTTTTGTCAAACGTTTGTGCGTTTTTTTATGCTATTGCCCTGCATGCAGGGAGTGTCTACTTTTGGAGAAAAGAGTAGATAAATCTATGATTGAAATAGAACTGCGCGGCGATATTGCCCGTCCCGAGGACGGCGTAATGCTTAAAATGATGGGCTTTGAGGACACTGTGTGCTCGGCTCAGAGCGTGCGCGTTGCACTGCAATCCGCTCCGGATGATCCGGACGTGTTGATCAACATTAACTCCTGCGGAGGATATACCAGCGAAGGACTTACGATTTATGACATCCTGCGCGCCTCGGGGAAGAATATTCATACCAATATCATCGGCAAATGCCATTCAATGGCTGTCTGCATCCTGCTGGCTGCGCCTTTTGAAAACCGCTCGGCTAACCCCAATGCCCGGGCGCTGATCCACAAGGTCCACGCCTCGGGTTATGAAGACATGACTGCGGAGGACGCGTTTCAATTGGCCCGGTATATTTCGCAGGAGGAAGATGCTATTCTCGACATCTACGAAGAGCGCACCGGCCAGCCGCGCAATATTCTCGAAGGACTGATGGACGCCGAGGACATGCAGGATGCGCAGGCTCTTCTGAAATATGGGTTCATTTCAAAAATCAATTCTTATAACACCAACAAATTCAAACAAATGGCAAAAAACGCAAACAAAGTGTCTCGCTGGGACAAATTCCTGGCAAGCGCACGCAATTCCCTGGGTCTCGAAGCCCGCAACTACGACTACACCGATGCTGACGGCAAGGTGCTGTTCTGGACCGAGGGCGACGACGATGAGGTCTTGAAGGTCGGTATAGTCGTCCGTATCGCCGACGGCTCGACCTCCGGAACATTCATCCTGGGCGATGGCCGCAAAGTCACCATCGAAGACAATGTGGTCACGGACATCCGCGAAGCCTCCTTGGAAAACGAAGCCCGCATCGAAGAGTTGGAAGGTCTTGTGAGCGAAGGTACAGCCGTCGTTCAGGAACTGTCCAATCGTAACCAGTTCCTGGAGGCGGAGAACAGACGCCTTACGTCGGAACTCGACGCTATCCGAAGCTCGGGACAGCCCCGCAACCGCCTTTCGGCCCCCGGCGCCCGGGCCAATGCGCAGCTTTCGGCCGAAGAACTGAAGAACCGTGCCCGCGAAGCCCGTGAGGCATTTCGCGGCAAGTCGAACGCCAAAAACTAAGCGATCATGGCAGGAATCTTAAACATGCAAAACTTCACCTTCTGCGGTGAAGTTATCCGCGCCGTCAACGAGCTGCTTTTCGACGAGACGATCAAAAGTCCCGAACTCGGTTCCATTCATCAGGTATGGACCGGGATTGTCACGGACAAGGAGGTCGGCTACATCGGCAAAGGCGGTATCATCGGCGTGCCGACGACGGGCTGCGACCCTCAGCCGCAGAATTGGGGCATCTCGACCCGCAAGGTAAAATGGTCTCCCGAAACGTGGGAGTTCCTTATCGCCGCTTGCTGGACCGACCTCGAAAACGCGGCTTCGGTCTATTCGCTCAAGACCGGCAAAGACATTCCCGACTTCACGGATTCGGACTACATGGCCATCATCGTAGAGGTTCTGGGCGACTCGCTGCTCGACATGATGTGGCGCTGGATCTGGTTCAACGACAAGGCGGCCAAGAACGTATCCGATTCGGGCGTGATCACCGACGGCCTCGACCTGAGGCATTTTACGCTGATCGACGGTCTCTGGAAACAGATTTACACCGAGATCGGCGGCGACGGCGCAGCCCAGCACACGGCGACGATCACGGAGAACGCCGGGGCATCCTACGAGGCGCAGACGCTCAATCCGAACAACGTCATCGGCTACCTTCAGAAGGTTGTCATGGGCGCGCCGCTGCTGCTGCGCCGCCAGCGCGACAAGGAGCTGCTGGTTACGCAGTCGGTATACGACGCTTACCAGATCGCGCTTGAAGGCCTCGGGTTGTCGGAAACCTACCGCAATCTCGTGGACGGTCAGGCGACGCTCTACTACAACGGTATCCCGCTTCGGCCGCTTCCCGTGTGGGACGAGATGATCGCCGAGTACGAGAACACCGGCACGAAGTTGCACGACCCGCACCGAATCCTCTTCACCACGAAGGGAACCCTTGCTGTGGGTGTCGATTCCGAAAACTCGTATCAGGATTTCAATACCTGGTATGACCGCGATTCGCGCAAGGTCAAGATGGAGGGTTTCGGCCGCATCGACGCCAAGCTGGCGAATCCGGCCATGTTCTCGCTGGGTATCTAATCTTCAAAACGATCACTATGGATTGTAGCAAAATCACCGCGGGATTCATCGTCGCAGATTGCGACGGTCCCGCAATCGCAGGCACTTCAGGACGTGTCGTTCTCGTAAGTTTCACGGACATCGACCGCGCGAAATCGACGGTGGCGGATAACGTCATTTCGGCCATCGTGCTGAAATCGGGCAATAAGGGTTACGAAGTCGATTCGCTTCCGAATGCCGTGGTCGGCGATTCGCCCGTCACGGTGGGTACGTACGTATCCACGTTCCAGCACACCCTCACGGTCCGTATCTTCAAAAAGAGCGAGGCCGCCAAGAAGTTCGTCAATCAGTTGCCGACGGCGCGCGTCGTCGCCATCGTGGAGAACAACGAGCGCGGCGCGAAGGGTGAAGTGAAGTACGAGGTTTACGGATGGTACAGCGGGCTGACCATGACCGAACTCGCCGCCACTACGGAAATGACCGATGGCGTGGCTTATCAGATCGGTCTCGGCAGTTCGAGCACGGCCCAAGAAAAGACGCTCCCGATGAGCTTCTTCAACACGGATGAAGCTACTACGGACGAAGCCGTGGAGGCACTTCTGGGTTCCGCTGCGTAGTATGAACAAGGTCGAACACCTCCAACGCTTTCAAGCTGAGTATCGGAGGCTTGCCAACAGCAGGCAGGCCTTCGATGCGAAGCGGGCGTCCGATCCGGCTTTTGCGTCCGAAATAGAATCGCTTTATGCGTATTTCATCGGAACATTCCGCCGCTATTGCGGCAATTGCTGGCACGATGCCTTTCTGCAACTTTTAACACTAAAGAACATGGATAATAAATCGCAATTCAAAGTACTTTCGGGCACGCTGTTGCACGATCCGGTCAATCAGGACGTGCGCTATATGCTCACTCCGCGGCGTCTGGCCACGATGGGCGACGACCTGGCCCTGCGTCACCTGGCGCATAATCCCCATGCGGTCGATTATTTCGAAAAGCCGCTGCCCGCGAACCTTGACAAGATGATCGCGGAATACCTCAAGCGGGAGAAGGCTGCCGCCGAAGCGCCGGAGGAGGTGAATGCCCTTTCCGAAGCAACTGGCAAGGCTCCGAAGACGCCCAAAGCTACCAAGCGCAAGAGAACTCCCCGAACCAAAGCACAGACCGAAAAGGTGGAAGAAACACCCACGAAAACGCCTGCCGTCGCCGGAGCGCCGGAGGAGGTGGAAACTCCCGCAGAGGAGTAGGTTACATGGTGGTCGGCGAACGCCGATGCGGGTTCGATTCCCGCCATACCACAAATACAGTTGAACGATGAAGGCCATAGACTTAAAATCCGCGCGTCCGTTTCAGTCGAGGAACGACAAGGCGCTGGGCATTCAGACATACGGTGAAGAAAACAATTTTCCGCAACTCGTTTCGAAAATCATCGGGGCGAGCTGTACCGGGAAAAGCTGTTTGAAGGTATATAACGACTTCGTGTTCGGCCAGGGATTCAACGATGAGAACCTTCAGTCGCTTGTGGTGAATAAGCGCCGGGAAACTTTGGGCAAGATTCTGAAAGCTGTAGCGGCCGATTTGACCAAGTACAACGGTTTTGCCCTTCATGTCAACTACAATGCGATGTACCGTATCGTCGAATTGTACCACGCTCCTTTCGAGCACTACCGATTTGAAAAGGTCGATCCGGATACAGGCCGTTTTTCAAAAATTGCCGAACACGACGACTGGGCGCGGGAGTTTGAAGGTATCAAGCGTTTCCGTAAACAGGATATTGTGTTTTACGATCTTTTCGATCCTCGTCCGGAGGTGATCGAAGCACAGGTGGAAGCCGTCGGCGGCTGGGAGAACTACAAAGGCCAGGTGTTGTATTACTCCGGCGACGGGGATTTGGTCTATCCGGTTCCGATTTATGAACCCGAATTGACCGATATGCGCACGGAGGAAGGTTTGTCCAATGTTACGGGCCGGAACGTCAACAGTAATTTCCTGACCGCCGGTGCTCTGGTTGATATATGCAACGAATCGGAGAGTACCGAAGAGGCCGAGGCTACGAAAAAGACGATTCGTGATTTTCAGGGCGATGACAAAGCCGGGCAGGTGCTCTATTTACAGGTTCGAAGCAAGGATGAGATACCTGTTTTCATGTCTTTTACGGGTGAGAACTACGATAAAGCCTTCAGTGTAACCCAGACCAATGTACCCAATAATATCGGCAGGGCGTTCAATCAGCCGCCGATTCTGCGAGCGCAGGATGTGGGGGCTAATTTTGGCGCCGACCTGATGGTCAATGCCTATAATTACTACAATACAAAGACCTCGGGCGAACGTCAAACGCTTGAAGAAACTTTCGCTGAAGTATTCCGGTTATGGTCGGAGCCGGTAGCGTTCGATTTCTCCATCCGTCCGCTTTCCTATGTGGCCGGGCAGTCGCTTCTGGCTCGGCTAGGACAGTCGGCGGTTGACAAGATTTACGAGATCGTGAAGGATACGGCTATTGACGATCAGAAAAAGAAATCGATGCTTCGGTTAGGCTACGATCTGACCTCCGAAGAGGTGAATGAACTTGTGCCAGACGAAGCGAACACATAAAATTTAACAAGATGATAACTTCGGTAGATTGTATGCGGCGCGTGCGTCCCATTGCGCAGAATATCGACGGTCTGAACCGCATAGAACCTTATATTCAAGAGTCAGAAAAGCTCAATATCCTGCCGCAAATCGGCGCGTCTGTTTACCGGTGGCTGGATGAAACCGATTTCAGCGGTGACGGTCCGTGGACTTTTGTCACAACTTCGGGACGCAAGGTTGTTGTAACCCGGAATCAACACGAAGCCATCCTTTTCGGTGGCTACTATGAGTCTGATTGCGAAAGCGGGCATTCGATGGGCCTTGTGGCCGCTTCTTCTTACTACGCCTATGCGCGCGCTGTATTGGACAATCAGGTCAACGTGACGAGTTTCGGAGTTGTCCGGAAGCGCAGCGAGTTCAGCGATCCGGTGGATGCCACGACCCTGATCCAAGTATCCCGTGAGGCCAAGAAACTCGGCGACGAAGTGTCCCGCGAGGTGGTTGCCATGTTGAGATCGCTGGGGATGATAGAGTGCGATGCGAAACCCAAACGGGTAATGCGGTATATGGCAATCGGATGCAAAAAAATGTGAGGCGATGATAGCAAAGATCAAACAGGGGAACAGCATCCCGGTGAAATTCACGGTGATGGAAAATGGTGAACAGAAGGATATGAGCGGAGCCGTTGATTTGTCGTGGGCTATTCATCACGCGGAATACGGATGTCGCCGGACGCCTGAACTGACCGTGTTGGGTGGAAGCAATCCCTATACGGTAGTTGTAAACACAACCCCGGTCAGTCCACTCGGTATCTATTTTCTAACGCTCTCTTATATAGTTGACGGCGAAGTGCGATCTGTGGATGCCCTTGCGTTCGAATTGGTCGCACATACCTCTACATGTGGTTGCCAGGACCCTAATAAGGCTATTTGTCTCGTAGCCGACACTTGTATCGGCGCCCAAGGTCCTGCTGGCACAATCGAGGAAGTTACCGCTTCTGTTGATGATACAGCAGGCACTCCCAATGTGAAAGTAGATTTAGGCGGTACACCCGAGAAGCGGACCATCGCACTCAAATTTTCGGGTCTTAAAGGCGAAACGCCGAAAATCACTGCTGACGAGAAGGGCAATATCTATTCCGACGGGGAATTGGTAACAGGCGTTGTGGCGGAGGCAGTCGCCAAAGCCGAAGATGCTGCCGAAAACGCCGACGTGCAGGCAGGCCGCGCCCAGGATCAGGCCAGCCATCCCCCGAAGATCGTGGATGTCGACGGTCTTAAATATTGGGCTTTCTGGGACGAAGCGACCAAAGACTACATCGTCTCCGAGAATCGCGCGGAAGGCGGTGCTATCATGCCGCTGTTCTGGGTCGACCCCGAGACGCTCAAGCTCTATGTAACCTATCAGAACGGTTACGAAGGAGCCAAATTTAAACTCGAAAACGGAAAGTTATACTCCATTAAAACCATCGAACAATGAAAGAGGTAACCGAACTTCTGGGCCAAACGGGCGTCATTCCCGCCGGGGAATACTCCGCGAGCAAGACATACGATTTTCTGAACCTGGTCTATGCGGCCCCTTCGTCCTACGTCTCCAAGAAGCCCAACAACGTCGGGCATCCGGTAAGTGACACCGAGTGGTGGCAACTGTCCCTCGACGGATCGCAGTCTGAAGCTGCCGCCGCTGCGGCTCGTGCCGCCGCTACTGCCGCTCTCGAAGCTGCTGCCGCCGCTGCGCCTACCGTGGTTAACGTCGAGGGCGCAGAGGTCACGCTCGATGTCGAAGCCAGCCATAAGTACCTCTGCGGCGAACTGACCTCGCTGGAGATCGCCTCGGTGGAGACCTCCGCCCGAGAAGCGACCATCTGGTTCCGTTCGGGGGCTGTCGCCACAGAGTTAACCATGCCGCAAGCGATTTACGACAAGGTGATCGGCTATGCCGTTCCTGTGCCCAATACCGATTACGAAATCAATATCGCAAACGGCTCACCCGTAATTGTTCATCTGCGTTAGTTATGGCTTTAGATTCATCGAGAAGAAGGGATTTCCTGATTCTTGCCGCAGAACGGCAGGAACGGGAGCGGCA